GATTAAGTATGTATGAAGAATAATATAGTATTCTGAATAATATAGTATGTGTTTATATATTATAATTATAATAAATATATATGATTATATATTTAATATATGAATTTACGATTAAATGAAGATATAAAAATAAATAATAAGAACAAGAATATTAGATTTGGAGAAATAATCAACGAAGATAGTAGCCTAATAAATGGAGACATTGGTATGCCATTTAGAGGGTCTTATTCTGGGAAAAAACAAAAAGAAATACTAAAAAGTCCCAATGATAGAGATGTTTTTAATGTATCCAATGATAATAACGAAGATTATAATATATCTTATAATGATCCGACTAGTCCAGACCAACGGAACTATTCTGAATTGGCTTCTATTGGGAATAAATTAGTTCCTGAATTACATAGCACTGAAAATTCTTCTTTGTTGAGTATGAATGTTAACAAGTATGGATTACACTTGTTCAAATTAGTCTTAGGACAATTAAATAAAAAGTTCTGTATTGCTTCTTTGAGTATATATAATATATTTGGCATATTATATTACGCATCTAATAATATAACTGAAATTAATTTGGCTGATTATTTTTCTTTTATGGATAAAGAAAATAGTTTCAGCGGATTAAGTAGTATAAATGAATTATTGATTAATAATAAGCAATATATTATGAAAGATTTAATATTAATTAATAATAAATATGAAATAATAAAAGAATATGCCGACCATGTAAAAAATATAGTAAATATAAATAATATAGACCCAGAAAAATATGTATATGAGACTATTAAGATTAATAAATATTTATATAAATATACTAATGGTAAGATACATAATCTATCAGAAAAAATAATAGAAAATGGGAATATATTGTGTATTAATGCCGGAATAATAAAACCAATATTTAAAACTTCTTTTGATAAAATAATAAACACACCAAAACACACATATATTGGAATAACCAATTCTAAGAATAATTATTATGAAGATATTCACAATCAATATATAGAAATATTATGTCATAATAATCTAGTATTAGGATTAATTAAATCAAAACACAAACAAAACATTATAAACATAGATATGATTAATACGGCAATCCAAAATATGAAACAGACTATATTACATCGATTACTAGTTCCATTATTTGAACAGAAAATGAAAATTAAATTAACTAATTTATTATATAATGACGGATTAAAAAGTCTATTTGATAAAGCGATTTTAACAGATTTATTAAAATCACATTCTCGTATTAGTGATATAGTTCATAATATAACTTTTAGTTTATTAAATAATATAAATAATATAACCAATATTAATAACAATCAGCCAATCAATTCAACTGTTAATTTTATTATAGACACAGATTGTATATATTATATCAGACTGGTTCCGACAAACACTATTATATTAATTGGGTATTATGATATTTAGTATATTATGATATTTAGTATATTATTATATTTAGTATATTATAAATTAACTGCGAAACTTATTTTATAAAACTTATCGTCTTTACTTAGAATTGCAAAAATATTTTCTAATTTATTCGTAATCTTATAATCACCGTTTAATACAAAAGTATATAAATTGCTATTATTATTTTTAATAAAATAAAGTTGGTCTCGTGGCTCAAAAGACAGTAAAATTCTACAATATGAATTAGGTTTAATATTTTCTTTAAAATTATCTAATTCTTCTTGATTTTCCGGACTGTATTCTGATATATTAATCTTATATCCAAATGACTTAAACCATTCATTGGGAAACCGTAAATCATCTATATTAATATCAGCATATACTGACTTATATATATCTAAATCATCCATTTCTCCATAAGAACCGCCTTCATCTATATAACTATCTCGTATAACTTGTAATATATTCATAAATCCTTCTAGATAAATAGTAATAAATATTTCGAAATTAAGAGATGTTTCATCTTCGTCATATACTTTGGAATAAGACACGATTTGAATACTATTTGGTTCTCTTGGTGGTGATTTAAATATCATTTTTGCTATTTCTTGTGGTGATGAATTCATTTTATATATTATATTATGTGGTAGTTTTTATATAAGAATAATAAAAATATAATAATAAAACAAGAATAATAAAAATATAATAATAAAACAAGAATAATAAAAATATAATAATAAACAAGAATAATAAAAAATATAATAAGAATAAATAATATATATTAATATATATTATAATATTATAATGTTAAATAAATACGAATGTTCCAATGGCGTATGTTTAGAACCCAGACTACAGGCATATATCGAAAAAAAAAGATATTATAAAAAACATACAGATATACATCCACAAATAAAACCCGAACAAGAATACGCCATTACACAAGAAGATTTAAGACGAGTTAAAAAATGGTTAAATGGCGAACGAGATATATATAATACTAATACTAAACAAACAAAAGATACACACGATGAACTGGTTCCAAAATTTGATTTTGATCCAGAACAAGTATATAAATCTGATGTTAGATATCAACGATTTGCTAAGAAAATGGCTAAAATAGAAGAAGCGTCCAAACAACGAAATAACCAATCTAATTTAAGCAATGAGTTTGAAGATGCTTGGAAACCATTATTAGACGAAAATATGTATAAGTCCAAGTCCCATTCATATATACAAGATGAACGAAATTTTATAACTGGATCGAATTCTAGCCATATTGATACACCTAATAAATATAGAGTAGATAAACCATCTTATAATAAACAACCTCATAAATCGCCTAGTATAGATTATAAGAATAGAATTCATTATATGCAACCTAATTTAGATCATAATCCGCATATAGAAAATATAATCGGTCAATTGGATACTTATGAGAATAAGATAAATAAGACATATCAACATAGATCTGAAATGGATACTGAAACTAAAATTAATGTTCCAGTTATCAATTGTAATAATAAGAAAAACATTAATACAAGTTTATATCGGTCAATACCATATATGGGGCGTGGCGAAGGAATACGAAATATAGATAGTGAAATATTAATGCAAAATGGGTCATTAACAAGAACAGGAAAATCATTTGGATATTTTAATCCAGTAGAAAATTATTATGATTATGTATCGCGCGAAGTCCAAGACCCCGACCATGTAGTATTTGAAAGGGCTAATTCTACCAGATTAGATAATCATAAGATGGGTCGTACACGGCAAATCTATTGAAAAAAATGAAATATTAACTAATTGGATATTATATGATATAAATAATAATATATATAGAAATAGTATATTATTATAGATATAATTATCTGAAAAGAATGTTGTCGCAAAAAAAATATCTTTCAAAGACAAAGCCACGTTCCAGATCATCATCTAACAAGAGTTCAGACTCGAGTTCGAGTTCAAGCTCGAGTTCTAGTTCGAGTTCGAGTTCAGATAGTGATAGTGATAATGAGATTAATAATGGTTCTAAAAGTAATTTGGTTAGTCAAGAATTTGGCAAAACAAAAGCTACTAGATCAATTATAAATTTGGTTAATACGATTGAAAAAGATAATTATTCTGATGAAATTTTACAAACCATTGATTTTAATTCTATTAAAAAGTATGTTGAAAATAAAGTTATTGATTTTGATCTGAATAAAATATATGCCGGACGATTAAATATGTTGGTTAAGAAAACAATATTATGCAGAAAAATAATCAAGTATGAAAAAGCGCATAAATTAGGATCTTCTGATTTATCTAAATTACTTTTACAAGATTATTCACAATTAGAAATAAAACATACGAATATGATTAAAATGGTTGAAGAGCGAGAACAACAAATAAAAGATCAGAAAATAAAAGACCAGAAAATAAAAGACCAGAAAATAAAAGACCAGAAAATAAGGGATCAGATAATAAAAGACCAGAAAATAAAAGAACAGCAAAAAATAGCAGATAAACCAAAACAAGAAGCAGAAAGCTCTGATTTAGAAAAAATGGAAAAGATGGAAAGACTTGTCAAAATGAAACAATTGGAAATACAAATGAAGCTATTGAATGCACAGGAAAAAGAAATATTAGAAAAGGAAAAATCAAAAAATAAATCAAGTATTAAATCAACTCCTAAATCAAGTGTCAAATCAACTCCTAAATCTAGCAATAAATCTCATTTTATAAATAAAGAACATGAAGATAGAAAGCCAAATAATTCAGAAAAGATAGCGCAAATTTTGGAACATGCTAAAAGAGTTAGAGATTATTCGGACAATGATATTAGTGCAAGAGTACAAATAAATAATGGGAATATTTCTAAAGATATTATTATACAAAAAATACAACAGATGCGTAAATATCTGGAAATATTTAATGCAAATGATAAAGATTTTGAAGAAAAACTTAATATACTGCCTTTAGAAAATCTAATAACTTTGTATAACACATTATATAGAAATAATATTATTAAAAGTATAGAAAAAGATATTACTAGACTTGGATTGACTAAAGAAGATTACGCTTTAGAAAATAAAGATATCGTAGAGTTAGAAAAGATGCGTAAAGAGTTTGCTGATAAATATACTGAACAAAGTTTGGCACGAGTAAAAAAAGTACATAAGCCTATCATAAGTGATATTATGAGTGATGGTATAGCAAAAAAAGTACATAAGCCCATAATAAGTGATATTATGAGTGATGGTATAGCAAAAAATAATATGTGTAGATTTGGTATTGGTTGCAACTTGTTTAAAACAGGTGTATGTAAATTTAAACACGAAGCAAAGCCAGTTCCAGTTCAAAAAAAATGCACAACTTGCGATGAACTGTTTGAAGGAGACCCGCGTAATTTGCAATGTCAGAAATGTTTTATTAAATCGCACTATATTAAATGTCAATGTGGAGATAAAGTTGTCCGAACTTATTGCTGTTGTCCTAAAGAAGAATGTATTGAAAGATGTAGAAAAGAACCGTGTTTTAAGTTTAGTGTTCCGTGTGGGGATCATCCTAAATTTAAGTCAACTGCAGAAAAAATTGGTATTAAGAAAAATTAATATTGCTAAATTTAATTAAAATATTATTATTTTATAAAATAATATAATAATATTTTAATAACTTAATTATTTTTATTTTATATTATATAATTATAATATAATGTTTAAAACGAATAAATGTTGTGGAACGTGTCCAAGTATAGGAACTTTTAGCCGATTAAGTTATGATAATTGCGCATTTGATAAAAGAGTAGAGGAAAGTGTTTCGCCTTTAGCTTATAGAACATCAAGATTTCAATATGAAAATATAGCAAGATGCACATATGACGGAACACAATATGCTCCTTTCGATACTGCTATTGTCGATAGTGAAACTGAATTAAAAGGCATCACGCGACCCAATTCACGATGCCCTAATAGAAAATACAATAAGAATTGCAAAAAATCTGATATTTGCACGAATACATTTGATAGTTCTGTGCCAGTAGTTTATCCTGCTTGGTTATGTCCTGTGGTGTATAATAATATTCGTAGAAATGATAATGTCGGGTATGTTGT